TTTAGGTATCAAGTTACCAAAGTGGAGTATAAATGAAAATATTAACCATAGACAATGATGTATATGAAATAGACACGGTACCAGATGAAATTGATGATGTTAGGTTTGCAGTGTTCGACACAACTGATCCAGAATTTATGGATTACTATTTCCTTCCATTAATCTTTTTAGAAAGTTTTTATGCACCGGCTGTGTGTTTGCAAATAGGTGAGTATAATATTCAAATTCCAATGGATTGGAGTATTGCCATCACAGATGAAGATTTAACAGGTATAGAAGTAATCCCTTTAACCAGTTTGAACAATAGAGGTTTTTTAACTGTGACATTTAATCCGTTAAGTGGCAGTTTATTAAAAGCAGAGGAAATACGAATTACAAATATCTTCCAAGATGTTAAATGGTATTTCCCGAAATTAAAACATGGGCATATGTTGGTAGCACCTTTAGAAGACGGAGAAAATCCTAGGTGTGCATTGTTTGTAAAAGAAGCCAACAAAATCCCACAAGAAATCCACATAGGACATTTACTAGACTAGGAGGTAATATGAGTTTAGAAAAAGATATAGAAAAGATGACACAAAAAATCAAAGGTGTCAAGAGACGTTTTCGTATTGAAGGCGGAAGATATGGTGGTGAAACCACAGTTGGTACAGTGAGCGAAGACTTTGTCGAACATTGTGCTGGCATGGACCAAGACGAATTGGTTGAGTTTGTGTTAAGTTGCGATGAATGGAATGAAGAAGAACGTGATGATTCTCTCCCAGGATTAGAAGCAACAGCATGGTATGAAACTGATGACTTTGAACATCTCAATCATTGTTACAGTGACAGTGAATGGACAGTATACGAAGTTCCTGCAGACGGCAGTGATGACGGTTCTTGGGACAATGTAGTTTGGGAAGGTGAAGCAAGACATCTTTATGGCAGAGAATGTTATCACACCGATGCTAATGAAGAAGAAAAGCCTGAAGATATGGAAGGTATTGTACCTATACTAGCATTCCACAGTTCAGAAAAAGGTTCTTTTGCAAGTTACTTTTTAGATTTAGAAGGCGAAGAATTTGATCCTGAAAAATTAGCATTCAGTACTGTGGAAATGAATCTTGCAGAAATTGTAGAAAATGTGTATTACAACAAACAAGATTTAGAAGCAAATTATGATTGGAATGACACAACTGGTAAAGCATACTATGCCAGTGTTGGATACATGAATACCAAATGGCATGATTCTGCAGATCAATATACTGATGAGTATTTAGAAGAGAATGGCTATTGGGATGAGTAATCTTAAAGATTATATCAGAACAGTATCCGATTTTCCTATCCCAGGAATACAGTTTAGAGATATTACTAGTCTTATTGAAGATCCTGCAGGGCTGAATAAGGCAATTATAGGATTGTTACATGAGGCTAGTAAATTTAGAAGCACAGTTGTTGTTGGTATAGAAAGTAGAGGGTTTGTTTTTGGTGCACCCGTAGCATGGGATCTTGGTACCCCTTTTGTGATGGCTCGTAAACCAGGAAAATTACCAAACAAAACTTTTAAAAAACAATTCGATCTAGAATACGGAAGTACCAGTTTAGAAATACAGACTAATACAGAAATTTCTTCTAGTGACAAAGTAGTTATTATAGATGACCTAATTGCAACAGGCGGTACTGCTATTGCCTGTGCTGATTTAATTCATGAGAATTGGAATGTGCCTAAAGAAAACATATTAGTTATTGCTGTAATAGATTTACCAGATTTAAAAGGTAGTAGTTTAATACAAGAACAGGGTTATGGGGTAAGTACGTTAGTGGAGTTTGAAGGTGGATAATATTATTTTTATTGCTCTTAGACAAGAAGCACCCAATATGCAGGATTGGGATAATGTGTTTTTCACAGGAGTTGGCAAAGTGAATGCGGCTATTACAGCATCAGCACTAATACAACAATTACAACCTAAAACTGTTTGGAATTTTGGTACAGCAGGAGGTATTAATCCTGATTGTCAAGGACTAGTCGAAATTAAAAACTTTGTACAACGTGATATGAAATGTTGTGAGTTTGGTTTTGAAGTTGGGCAAACTCCTTTCGAAGATGGCAAACAGATTAGTTTTGGTGAGGGATTTACCTGTAGTACAGGTGATAATTTTGTGAGTGATCCCAATTTAGAAATACCTGCAGATGTTGTGGACATGGAGGCTTATGCTATTGCTAAAGCATGCCAGTATCATGGTGTAGACTTTAAATGTTTTAAATATATAAGTGATAGTGCAGATGAAAATGCCAGTAAAGAGTGGCATGAAACTGTGGCAAACGGAGAACCTTTCTACATAGAGAAATTAAATGGCTAAGACACCTCAAATACCTCTAGCAGAAGTTATGAAAGCCATTGATAAAAAAGATAGACAGTGGTATAATCGATTAACGGTTGAACAAAAGAAAGCATTTAGTGCTTGGATGATGATGAGGTATGCCAGCACAGTAAGAGGTTCCAAAGCACCGGATTATTTGTGGATGGTAAACGAATGCATCAATCACAAGTTTTCAGATATTAGCAAAAACCACCCAGAACTACAATGGCTGTTATTCACTGTTTGTGGGCAAGGTAAATTGGAAAATCATGAATATATAAAACCTCCTAATGCAAGAAAAAAGAAGAATAAGGTATTTGAAGCATTGTCCGATTTGTTCCCTCACTTGAAGAATGATGAAATTGAATTAATGTTAGCCTTAAACTCTTTAGAAGAAATAAAACAGTACATGATAGATTACGGTATGTTAGATACAGAGGTCAAAGAGATATTTAAAAAATGAAATGTAAATGGTGTGAAAAAGATTTTATGAGTGAAAGAACTTTGTCTGCTCACATGTGTGTAAAAAAACGCAGATGGGCTGATAAAGATATGAGCCATATCAGACTTAGCCACAGAGCATTTCAAATGTTTTATGAGATGAACACCAGTGCAAAACAATCTAAAAGCATGGAAGATTTTATCAGAAGTCAATATTATGAAGCATTTGTAAAATTTGGTAGAGCATGCCAAGTTAACCAATGGTTAGAACCTGAAAAATTTACAGAGTGGCTAATTAAAACTGGCGTTAAATTAAAGCAGTGGACATCTGATTCTCAGTACGAAAAATATTTAAAAGAATACGTCAAAAAAGAGCCTGGGTTAAAAGCACTTGAACGTACAATTATGTATTTGTCAGAATGGAGCAAAGAATCTCAAATAGATTGGCAAGATTATTTTGATAAGGTACCAAGTACAAGAGCAGTTTATGATATACGATCTGGTAAAATTAGCCCTTGGGTAATATATTTGAGTAATACAGGAGATCAACTCCTAACTAGATTAAATGATGAACAGGTTGCTATGATCGATCATATCATAGAACCAACTTTTTGGATGAAGTTATTCCAACAAAATAAAGAACAAGTTTCCGAAATTAAAACAGCATGTTTAAAAGCAAACATATAAAGGACAACAAATGAAAGTAAAATTAATCAGTTACAGCCAAGCACCAGAAAGTGCAGACAAAGAATCTGCACTGGATCTTATTGCTTATTGTGCAAGAGTAAGTAATCCGGATAATCAGAACAACAAAGAAACAAGCGAAAAACTTGTTAAGTATTTAATGAAGCACAAACACTGGTCACCATTAGAGATGGTGTCAGCATGTTTGGAAATTGAAACAACCAGAGACATTGCTAGACAGATTCTAAGACATAGAAGTTTTAGTTTCCAGGAGTTTAGTCAACGTTATGCAGACCCTACAAAGGACTTGGACTTTGAAACTAGACAAGCAAGATTGCAAGATCCTAAAAACAGACAAAACAGCATAGAAGCAGACAACGATGGTTTAGAAATTGAATGGCATAAACGCCAAAGAGAGGTAATTAAAGCCGCCACAGACGCATACAACTGGGCTGTAAGCAACGGTATTGCCAAAGAGCAGGCAAGAGCAGTACTACCAGAAGGAAACACTGTAAGCCGCATGTACGTGAACGGTACACTCCGTAGTTGGGTTCATTACATTGAATTACGAGGCGCTAACGGCACACAAAAAGAGCATATGGAAATTGCCTGGGCAGTAGCAGATGTTATTTCAGAAATATTTCCATTAGCAGAGGAGTATAAAGGTAAAGATCTATGAAACGTAAAGAGCAAATGTATTTGATTACCATGGAAGAGTGTGCAGAACTCAGTCAAGCCTGCAGTAAAATGATTCGCAGTGGTGGTAAGGAAAAATATTTGCAAAATTTACGTGATGAAGTTGGTGACGTAATGACCATGATTGAGATACTTAAAATGAGTGGCATAGTCACTGACCAACAAATTAAAGATAGAATGAAAGTAAAAAGAGAAAAATTGCTCAAATGGAGTATACTGTTCAGTGAAGATGACGAAGATTGATTTTGATGTAGACATTGATATGGCAAACAGAGATAGACTGTTAAAATTTATTGACTGTATTCCTGCCAGCATCGAAAGGGAAAACAAGTTCGAAAAGCATAACACTGGAGTCTACTTGCAACCAATACCTAGTTTTCCTTTAGAAGGTTACAGTACTATTGATCATAAAAAAGCAGAAGAGTTAGGATATTTTAAAATAGATATTTTAAACAACCATATCTATGAAAGTGTAGAAAATGAAGCACATCTTAACAGTCTAATTGGAACAGAGCCTTTATGGGATTTGTTTGGTCATAAAGAAATTGTTGAGCAATTATTCCATATTAATAATCACTGGGACATAGTGAAGCAACATCCTCCTACAACGATAGAACAATTAGCAATGATTCTTGCAATGATCAGACCAGGTAAACGATATTTGGTTGGTAATAGTTGGCAAGTGATTGAAAAAGAAGTATGGGAGAAAACAGACGAATACTTCTTTAAGAAAAGTCATGCTATGGGTTATGCGTTAGCAATCGTTGTACAATTGAATTTAATTTGTGAAAAAATCAGTAAGGGATCTAAGTAGTCTTTTTGACCAATTGAATACTTCTTCTTTTAATTCTTTTCTTTAAAATATTCTGCATACTGGTTACTGGACCAAATAATATTTCTGTTTCTTTAAGAATAAATGTTCTTACACAGTGTCTAAAATCTTGCATTTCTTGAAATAGAAAAACATCAATAGGTAGCATACGATTACTTTCCCACCACCATAAGTCGCCACATTCTAACATACTTTTCTTTTCATATTCATTTTTACAACAATCAATATCGTAAAAACTTATGATTTGGTTATCTGTATTTTGTACTATTCCTACATATTCTGTGTCGTTGTACTTAATGCCTGTTAAGAAAGGAAATTTTTCTGTTAAATTAGTTTCATTAGTCATCAAAGATATTTATAACCAATCTAGATAAATATACTACAAAGATGGTATAATATATGTCCTACGGTAGCAGTCATACACTATATATTTTAGATAACCAAACAATAGATTTGGTGCTAACTGCCGATGGAATTAAAGTGGATAACAGACCTATGAATCAGAAAAAATTAGTCATACATAAAGGATTTAATAACAAATTAAGTTTTTTTGTGAGAAATAGAGATAGAGCATTACAAAGTTTAAGTGGAAAAACACTGTATGCAAGTGTGATAAATCCTAATACTAAACGTAGAGTGATGTATAAACAACTGAGTTTGGTAAACAGTGGTACTACTGGCGAAGCATCTCTAGATTTAGTTTCAGGAGATATTAAAGATTTGACACCAGGTTTGTATCAAATTGCAATCAGTGAAAGCAGTGATAGCGGTGTCACAGAGTATCCTTTATATGCAAACCAAAACGATAGAATTATAACAGATTTAGAAATAAAAAGTAATTTAGAATACGAACCAGTTCCAACACAAGAAAAAACTTCTTTTACCCAAACTGCCAATGTTGCATTAGGTGACGATTCAAATGTGTTTGTGTCATCTGCAATGTATGGAAATCAAGATCAAAACTTTAGACATAGCAGACACACCATTGCATTATACATGTCAGATTTTGTAGGTAATGTTTATGTACAAGGCAGTGCATTAGAATCTGCACCTACCCAAGAAACAGATTGGTATGACATTGATGTACAAGGCGATTTTGGTCAAACAAGAATACCTTATACAAGTGCATTTGATGGAGTTGATCCTTTTAATTTTGTTGTAAACACAAATTGGATTAGAATTAAATTTGATCAAACGTCTGGTAGTGTTGATAAGGTATTACTTAGAAATTAATCATTGACTTTCCTTTAAATGATGTTATAATACAACTATGCATCATCACGAACTAGTAGATTCAGTACACAGGTTGATCATGGATAGATTGCCTATTTCCTCTGGGAAAACTCCTAGCGGCTGGACCACATTCAATTGCCCTATGTGTACTGATAAACGTAAACGTGGAGGCATTATTCAAAGTAATGCCAAAATTAGTTATCATTGTTTTAATTGTAATTACACTACTGGTTGGGCACCTAGTTCTAGGTTAGGTACAAGATACAAAAAATTAGCAGAAGCATTAGGTGCTTCTACAACAGATATACATGAAGTTGTACTGAATCTGATGAAGTTTGGTGAAGAACTGGATACATCGGATAATGATAACACATACGTTTATACTGCGGCAAATTTTGATGCTGTGTCTTTACCTAAAACAGCACAGTTGGTAGAAATGCTACCAGACGATCACAAAGTAAAACAATATGCTCAATCTAGAAATTTGTTAGGTTGTTTTCCTCTGTTGTATTTTGATGATAATTTATACAAGTCTAGATTGGTAGTACCTTTTATGTACAACGATCAATTGGTTGGATGGACAGGCAGACACATCAACCCACCCGATAAAGAAACACCTAAATACCTTTTGAATCTTCAACAAGGATATGTTTTTAATGTTGATAAATTTGTTGACAGTGATAGAGATTTTGTTGTAATAACAGAAGGTGTGTTTGATGCAATATTGATTGACGGAATCAGTGTGTTAGGTAACAATGTTACAGCAGAGCAAGCACATCTAATAGACAAATTGAACAAACGAGTAATATTATGTCCTGACAGAGATAGTGCAGGTAAACAATTAATTGATCAAGCAGTAGAACTGGGTTGGGAAGTCAGTTTTCCTACATGGAGTTCAGATTGCAAAGATGCCGCTGATGCTGTAGCCAAATATGGTAGACTATTAACACTGAAGTCTATTATAGACAATGCCACAGATAACAAAGTAAAAATTCAAGTAAAGGCAAAAATGTTATGAGAAAATTAGCAGAATGGTTAGATATATGTAAAGAACACTGGAAAGAAATTTTTGCATTATCTTTCGGCTTTCATTTGCTTACAGACTGGATTGTGTTTCTAGCAGGTTACATCTTAGGTAAAATCACATGAAGTTATTTGTGAATGGTTGTAGTTTTAGTGCTGGGCACGATGATGTACACACTGAATCTGGAAAACTGGCTTCACCCGGCAATTATGTTTGGGCAAATACAATCAAAGATAATTTCGATCAAGTAACTAATTTGTCTATTGCGGGGTCTAGTAACGATAGAATTGTGCGAACCACAATTGACTATTTTGAGCATAATAGTTCACAAGATATAATAGCAGTTATACAGTGGACATCGCCTTTTAGATTCGAACAATATGTACCTACATTTAAAAACTGGATACAGTTCTGCAATATCACAGACCCTCAAGGTTGTGCTATTCATTGTGATGATGGAAAAGTTTTAGAAAAGATATTAAAATCTAAATGGTCAGGTTATTTCCAATCCATAGTAAAAGATCAAATAGATGTAACCAGATCTGTAAACGATTATGTTATTAAATATATCAAAAATATTTTAGTACTAGAGTGCTTTTTAAATTTAAAAGGTATTCCTTATGTTTTTACATCAATGTCATCTAACACACATGTTCCTAATATGTCTGGTTCCACAGAGTTTGAACAAAATTTAATGTCCCAGACAGATTTATCTAAATGGACATCTAAACCTTTATCGAGTTATGCGGGTAAAAATGTGATCAGTGAAACTGACACTCATCCTAACCATCAAGGACATGCAGATATTGGCAAAATGCTTCTAAATAAAATACAGGAAAATTCAAAATGAATCTACTTGTAAATGGTTGTAGTTATAGTTTTGGAATTAATAAAACATTGGATCACTATGTTTATTCCAACCAATTGGCAGAAAATTTTGACAGTGTACACAATATTTCATTGGCAGGAAAAAGCAATGACAGAATTGTGCGAACCACATTGGATTTTTGCAAAACAAATAACATGAATGATTTTTATGTGATAATTCAATGGACAAGCCCTTATAGAAATGAATTGTTCAATGAAAAAACTAGTCAATGGTTAGCATACAACACAAACTTAAATACGCCAACAGGTAAACTCAAAGACACAAATAAAAAATATATTTTTGTTGATGTTAATATGGAAGATCAACAAGCAATGAAAATAATAGATGAATCAGGTTACAGTGAAGAGTTTGCTAGATGTATGGATAACGAAATACGTTATATGAGATCCATTAATGATTTTTATGTAGATTTTTATAAAAATATTCTCATATTGCAAGACTATTTTGAAAAACACAATATTAAATATCTATTTTCGGGTATGGCTGACGACAGTTTCCCCATAAAAAACAGTTATCAAAAAATGATTTACAATGATCTAAGCACATACACCAGTTTAGAAAAACATCTTAAAGATATGATTATTACAAACAAATGGTCTAAAAAACATTTTGCAGAAATGATGCAGTCTAATACTGTTAGCCAAAATGATGGTCACCCAAACGAAAAAGGACATAAATTAATAGCACAGGCTCTTTATACGGACCTAATGGAAATATATGGATAAGCAAGAATACACAGAAGAAATACAAGAACTTTTTTTGCGTTTTATAATCAGCGACCCTGAACTGTTTGTAAGGGTTAATAACATTGTTGAACCTTATATGTTCAATAGAAAGTTTCAATCCACGGTTGAGTTTTTGAAAGAACACACAACCAAGTACAACAAAATACCAACCATTGATCAAATCAGTGCTGTAACAAGTGTAGAATTAGAAAGAGTAGATGGTATTACAGACAATCATACAGAATGGTTTTTAGATAGTTTTGAAAGATTCTGTAGACACAAAGCATTGGAAAAAGCAATACTAGACAGCACTGACTTGTTGGAAAAACAAGATTATGGTGCAGTGGAAAACAAAATCAAACAAGCCAGTCAAGTAGGACTTGTAAAAGATTTAGGTTTAGACTATTTCGAAAATCCAAAGGAAAGATTACAATGGATAAAAAACCAAGCAGGTGCAACACCAACCGGTTGGAAAATGTTCGACCAAAAACTATACGGTGGTCTGAACAGAGGCGAAATAACAATATTTGCAGGAGGCTCAGGAGCAGGTAAGAGTTTGTTCTTGCAAAACTTGGGTGTAAACTGGAGTTTAGCAGGACTTAATGTTGTTTATGTCAGTTTGGAACTGAGTGAGCAGTTGATCAGTATGCGTCTAGATGCAATGGTCAGTGGCTTTGGTACCAAAGAGATCATGAAGAACATGGATGATGTAGACCTCAAAGTGCGAATGAAAGGCAAAGGCTCTGGTAAGTTTAGAGTAAAACAGATGCCTAACGGAGTTAATGCTAATGATATTAGAGCATTTATTAGAGAATATGAAATCAACAGTGATGTAAAAGTAGATGCACTATTGGTAGATTATTTAGATTTGATGATGCCGATCAGTGCAAGAGTAAGTCCAGGAGATTTGTTTATCAAAGACAAATATGTGTCTGAAGAATTGCGTAACTTAGCAGTTGAAAAAGGACTACTGTTGGTTACAGCATCACAATTAAACAGAGGTGCAGTGGAAGAAATAGAATTTGACCACCATCATATTGCAGGTGGTATTAGTAAAATACAAACAGCAGATAATGTAATTGGTATTTTTACAAGCAATGCTATGAGAGAACGTGGCAGATATCAACTACAGTTTATGAAAACACGTTCTAGTAGCGGTGTAGGAACAAAGATAGACTTAAAATTTGTTCCAGAGACATTGAGAATAGAAGATTTAGATGAAAGCGATGAAGACACAGACACAAT